GAAGGAGATTGTGATACTTGAGTTGGTTTTGTGGGAGAAGTTAAAGAAGATTGATAAACTGATTTTAAGTCTTGAGATCTTTTTGTTGGTTGTCCGTAAGTATTTCCAGGAAAAGATGCCCATTCTGGAGAAAGTTTTTTAATAACTGTTTCACTAAGACCTTCTTTTTTCAATACCTCAGAAGTTACACCTCTTGCAGCAGCGAGACGAAGTGCCATTTCATCTTGAAAACTTTGATCAAATTTTCGATTCATATCCATTCTCAAAGATCGTGCCTTCGCTGTAATATCAATAATCTGAAATGCACCAACAGCAGCAGATTTTTGACCACCATATCTTGATTGTGGGTCGTTTAAGAATTTAGTGACTAATTTTTCAACTTCATTGGCACTCAGTTTCGTCAAATCCCCATATTTTGATTTTTCAGGTTTGTCTCCAAAAAACATACTATAACCAGTGGATCCTGCAGTTCCTTCAGCAAATCTAATAGTTTTTAATAATGCTTGCTCTTCTTTAGTTCCATATCCGGATACATCACCACCACTAGTTGGTCCAGGTTGAGTATAATCAGTATTCAGTTCTGGGACTGGTTCTTCTCCAGGACCTTCTCCAAGAGGTTTACTAAGCATATCAAATCCTTGCAGGAATTGATCACGCATTGTTTCGAGATTAACATTCAAATCGTCCATAGCACTTTGGACTCTTTTTGAATCATCAGTAAAATCAAATTGAGTAACATTTTGATATACACCAGAAAGAAGATTTCCAAAATTTTCAAATGTATTTTTAATATTTGTCATAAAATCAGTCAATATTCCATATAAAGATCTAATTCTAGTAATCAAATCTTCAATTGCCGTCATAATTGTTGGCAAATTATAAAGCAACCAACCAATTAAAAGACTGGAAGCAAAATCTAATATTCTACCAAGAAATCCTTTTGTACTATCTCCAATAACTGATGCTGTTCTTTTCATTGCACCACCAATACCAGACGCTTCGATTATACTTTCTTGATCTTTTCTTCGAATTGCTTCTTCTCTCATATTTGAAAGAATTTTATCTCTGGCAAAAGATTCTCGTTTTATTTTTGTTCTATTGAGAGTAACCGTTTTTATAGCATCCGAAGAATTTTTTAAATTTCCCAATCCAGTATTAAGGGAATTCATCCCCTTTGAAACATTAGTAATATTAATTCCTGGTGCTAGTGTTGTTGCCATATTATAATACTACATTATAATTAATTTGAGAATATAATGTATAGAAGTTATCAGGATTAGATGATGGGATAAAAGGAACATCACTAGCAGAACCAGTACTCAATGGTTGCTTTTGTGGAGGAGTAGAAGGTTTAGAAGGAGAATAAACTATATTTGGTTTCGATTCAGGTTCTGGTCCAATATTAAATGGAACAGTTTGCATCTTTGTTGTTTGTGCTGGAGTTATTTCTGGTGTAGAAGGTTTTGAAGAAGTTTCTGCTGGTTTTGGCATTTCTTTGGAAGGAACCGATGATATCTGATCTTTGGAATCAGGTAATTTCATTTCTTTCCAATCCTTACCTGTTGATTCTGCCCAATCTTTTGCTTGTTGTTTTTCTTCTACACCCATTTTATTCCAGGCACCTTCTATTTGACCTCTTGCTGGACCAAAGTTTCTCATTTTCCATGCCTGTTCAAACTGCTCTACCTTTGCAGGATCTGGTGCTTTTGTAGTTTCTGGTGCTTTTTGGGTATCTGGTGTTTTTTGAGTTTCTGGGGCATTAATCTGCAAATTACTTGCAGGAGGAGTCATAGAAGTTGTTGGAGCAGGTTTAGCAGTTGTTGGTTTTGGTGGTTCATCTTTTTTAAGTGGAGATGATGTAAGTTTATTTTTTTTATTTTTTTGTGCTTCCTTTTCTGCATTATCTTTTACTTGTTTTGCTTTCTTCAAAATATCTGGATTTTCTCCAAATATATTAGATCCAAAAACTTCTGCAATTTCGTCTGCTGTAACTGCAACACCAAGAATAGTTCTAACAGCACTAACTAATCTTCCTGCAGGAGTAAGTAATAATGCTCCAAGAACTCCCTGCATAATAGTATCAGTAATTTCACCATTGCCATAATTTCTCAATGCTGTATATAAATTAAGTGCCCCTCCTAGGAAATTTGGACCTTTAACAGGTCCTTTAGGTCCTGGTTTTGGTCCTGTTGGTGGTGTTACAGTTCTACCAGGTAAAGCGCCTCTCAATGCAGTCGCAACCAGTTGAAATGGTTTAATAATTAATCCACCAACTAAAAATTTTCCAATCTTTCCGACAAGTCCAGTAATAGTTCCAATAACTTTAACTATACCAACATTGATAATAGTAAATACTCCACCTGCAACCAAGAGAGTTTTAATTACAGAATCTTTAATTTCATTTAATTTCTTCTTATCACCGTCTTGAAGTGCCTTTAAGACATTAATTCCTTGAGTGGTTAACCATCCACCAAGAAGTGTCATTACAAAACTCATCAAATTATTAAAACCAAATGATACCTTATCGCCAATACGCTTTACTGGTTCTGATAAGGCACTCTGAATTTTAGTTTCTAATAAACCTTCTTGTCCTCCTCGTGCGCCAGCCTCTGCTAATCTTTTTTGTTGTTGTTGTTCATACAGATCTTTCTGCTTTTCTAAAGCACTTTCACTTGCAGTAATTGTTGCAACCGACTGCAATGTATCACTAATCCCATTCAATTGAAGTCTAACACTATCTACTTGTGCCTGAAAACTTCCAATTTGAGTTAGATTGGTAAGAATTTGTGTATTAGTTTTCGATAATTCATTAACCTGCTTCTGCATTGATGCTACTGCAGAAGTATTTGCATTTATTGAAGACTGAGTTTGTGCATCAACCCCATTTCCACCACCAAAAATACTTCCCGATACGGTACTCTCATTAATACCTCGAATGGAATTGGAAAGTGGTGATGGTATGACAGCCATTAGGATTGTTGATTCTTGAGATTTTCTTCTTCAATATATTGTTGTAAAAGTGTGATATAAATTTCCTTTTCCCAAGGAATCATATTTTCAAGATCTGTTAATGAATATTTATGGTGTTGCATCAGGGAAAAATTAGTTCGGAAGTATGACGCAAGATCATTGTGCGCCATACTTACACGAAAAAAGCAGGGAGTCCCTCCAATACAACCTCACTTCCAACACCAGTATTTGGATTTTTAATTTCAATAAGATGAGAAAGTTTTGGCATTGTTTCAAAAAACTTTTCAATTTCCTTAAATTGTTTCGAACTTAATTGCTCAACAAATTCAGAAAGTTCTTTTTTAGAGCATTCACTTCCAATCCACGACTCCTCTTCAGAATAAACTTGGTCAATACAAGCACAAATGAGATCAAAAGATTCATTAACACCAATTCCCTCTCCATTATTAAAATTGTTCTTAATAAATTCTGCCATAGAAGGGTATTTCATTCTCATGGTCAAAGTATCATCCAACTTAATGTCTCTCGAATGACCTTCTTGATCTTGTACCATAATCTCATCCAAATTAATGCTGACAGGAACTTTTGTTACACCATCATCCGGACAAGTAATTAATACGTCAACAGTTTCACCAACCGATTTACCACGAATATTTAAGAACAAATATTCAATATCAAATGTAGCAAGATCATCAATCTTAATTCCTTTACTTAAGATGCAATTTGAAATTACCGTTTTAACTGCATTTGCAATTTGCTTATTGTCCTCACTTTCCATTGCAATAATGAGGATTTTTTCTTCTTTGACCAAAAATGGACGATATCTAATGTTTTTCTTTAATGATGGAATTTCCAACTCATAAATTGGAGTCACAATCTTTGGTAATGGCATAATAACCTATAGAATTCAGATGCTGTTATTTATGCCCCATCAGATTGAATTGTCGTAACAGCAGAATTTCTACTTGTTCCGGTTATTGTAGTTGGTGGTCCTGAAGAAGCATCACCAAAAGAAAACCATCCACTATTTCTGGAAGATGCAGTAGTAGAATTAGATATTCCCCTTGGTCTTGGATCATCCAATCTTCCTGTACCCTGCTTGAGATTTCTCCATATTAATTCATCTCTTCCAGTTGCAAGTCTATTGGAATTAGATGCATCTGCATAATTTGATGCTGTTATATTTTCAGATTTCTTATTATTGTCTCTCAAATAATTTATATCCAAACTTCTAATAGAACCGCAAACATATCTTTCATAACTAAAAGACGCAGTTACTGTCAATATTTGAGATTCATTATATGCTATCGTTGGAGAATACATTGAAATTGGAAATAATCCAAAAAAATTATATTCTATCTCATTTTCATAATCCCTATCAAACTTTAAAATTTTAACCCCATCAGTCTTATAATCTTTAGGATACTTCATTCTGAAAAAATATCCTTTGTTTGCAGAAGAAATTGGTCTAGATCCACCAGCAATAAATTCTATCCAGTGCTCCAAAAATTTAATCATTTTATATTCTTTATCAACATAAAATGTCAAATCAATTGCATTAAACATTCTAGTATGAGCCATCTTCTCAGTGACTCCTGTAACATCATTAACAATATCAGTAGTTGCAAGAGAACTTCCTGGCAATGATGCAGAAGAACATAATAACCCAGCATCCTCCGCAACAAATCTCCAATCAATCCCCCGCAAAGTTAAATGACTTTCAAGAAGTCTTGATAATCCCCCGAAGGATACTTGGTAATGACTGGTTTGTGCAAGATTGCCGAAAAGTGGTTTAATCTGCGATATCTTGCGAGGACGTGCTGTGGACACTCTAAATACTCTTAAGGTCTTATACTATATTTAGATGTCGTATAAAGGAAAATATCAACCAGATAATCCTAAAAAATATAAAGGTGATCCAACTAACATCATATACAGATCTTTATGGGAACGCAAATTCATGAAATATTGCGATCTTAATGAAAATATTCTTGAATGGGGCAGTGAAATTTTTGCATTGCCTTACCGATCACCTATTGACAACAAGATACATAAGTACTTTCCCGATTTTTATATCAAAGTAAAGGAAAGTAGTGGTGAAATTAAAAAATGTATAATCGAAATTAAACCTAAGAAACAAACCGTGGAACCAATACCACAAAAGAGAAAGACGAAAGGATATATCTATGAGGTTTATGAGTATGCAAAGAATCAGGCAAAGTGGAAGGCAGCAGAAGAGTTTTGTAAGGATCGTCAGTGGGAGTTTAAAGTACT